GTTTCTTGGGTCCCCTTTTATACCATATAGTTTAGCACATAACTACATCTATTCATGTTGCTTACTAAAGCATGCGCACAGCAAAGCTGTGCTGGTCAGCGTGATTTCACAGGAAAATTTTGGAATTGCAGGTGGTTGATTTTTATGAGCCTTCTGGATACACCAATGGCGCAGTTATGCGCCATTGGTCGTGGTTAATCTACCTAGATAATTTAGTAATTAAATAGGTAAACTTCGTTATAACTTTTTGTTTAAAGTCATCTATTAAAGGGTTGCCCTCGTTCTCTAAAATTAACTTCTCTACTTCGCCCTCTAACATTTTATACATAACCTCATAATTTAATTTACTGATTGCGTCAGGGTTTAAATTAACATTTTTAGTTATGTCAGTATTAGCCGATTGCTCGGCTAACACTTTAGATATATTCATTAAGGATTTACTCATTACTGTCCCCTAATGCTTTATACTCACTATATTCAATTTCAGTTGTAAACTTATTGAATAAATCAGTATGTTTGATTTTGAAATTAGCAGTATCAAATTTCTTTCTCTTTCTATTGATACGCTGAATTCCAAAAATGTCCCCTTGCTTATCTTTAGCAAATAGAACATTTACTTTTTTGTTGTCAAAAAGATTAACCACATTTTGCCTCATAGTGTCTATTTCTTTGGCTAATCTATTTTGCTTTAGTTTTAAGTTAGCATAAGCAACAATAAGACTTTCCTCTTGTAGCTTTAGCCTAACTTTTTTTGCAGTTGCACTCATAGTATTACCTTTCGTTTAAGTTTAACTATTCTGTTGTCTTATCATATCCCACACAATAAACAAGATAATAATATGTTCATTTTGGGTCTGTTCATTTTGGGTTTTTCAATAAACAAAGGTAGAACTTTTTTTGAACTTCTGAAGAACTGTGTGTGCTGATGGTGGGTAGTGTTGTAAATAAGCAACACCGAGCCGAGCCGTCGCAAACGAGCGACGGCAAACGGCAAACCATTACCAACTACAAGTGTATATCGGAACTTTCTTATTTTTGATTTGTTCTTTGCACCAAGCTATGAACTCCTTGTCTTGTGCTTTGTACTCTTTAACAGATTCCTCTTGAAACTGTTGACCCCAGAAGAAACCGTCGGCGCAAAAATTATCTCTAAAATCTCTGTTGTAAGATTGTTCTAATTCTCTTACGACCTCTTCCGTGATATAAACTTCGTCGCCACCGTTCATTCCCAAGCAACCCAAATCAAATGGGTTTTTAGGTACACTTTCATTTCTTTTCTTGGCTTCAGTTTTGTTTTGTTCTTGCCAAACATTGTTAAAGAATGTTTGTAGTCTTGCGTGTTTACGCCAAACAAAAACGTCTTTCTGTTCAGCTTTACTTACATCTTCATCTGGAGAATAATATTTTTCCCAATCTATCTCTCTATTCCGAAGATGAGCGTATTGATCTAGTCCCATGTTGTACCTTCCTTTATTAAGTTATGGGTATGCTTTGGGTCAATCCCATTGGTGATACCCTAACCGTGATCATTATCTTATCAAATCCCATAAACTAATCAAGTAAATAATTTAGGTGCTTCAGGTGGTGGGACTGGCGCAGGTGGTGGTACTGGTGCTGGGGGTGGGATGCTAAACGTAGTTTAGAATCATTCTAAGTTGTAATCAAAACGACACGAGAGCGAGGATTAGAATGGAAGCCCGTGCTGCAGGAGATACCAGCAGCACAATGTGACCACCATCAGGGCCCAAGTAAACGACGGCGCGAGGAAAAGTAAAACAGCGATGAACAGTACGAGCGTCGCCATTACACTATCTCGTAACGTAGCCAGCCATCTGCCTCGCCTACTCCCTTTAGGAATGCTTCCAGCTCAGCTGCTGATGCGAAGGTGTAAGTCTTCCTTTCTTGTTTCTCTTGTCCCCAGTCAATGGTAACGGCATGTTCTCCATGGACCTCAGACTCTTTCCAAGTATTACCGTTGGCAATGCAGCTCGTCCCGCGAGCCCCCGTTAACGCGTACGTTTTACCAGCTTCTGGTTTGTCTTTCTTCTTTTTGACAGAACCATCGACAATGTATTCACATCCATAGTAGTCATTCATCTGTTTGATTAGTTTTTTACTTATTGGCATCGTAACCCTCCTTCTTTGTTAATTTAAATGAAACCCATCACTTCGTTCCCTGGAGCAGTCCAGTGTCCATGATGGGTCTCTAGCCTCGTCGTCAGCTGTCTCTCTAGAGGCCGACCTAACATAAGATATCATGGGAGACCTGTCAAGAACTTCTTTCATAAATTTTCTCGTACAGCACACGGAGGTGGAGGTGGAGCTGGAGAAGGTAGTGCAGCTCCTGATGCAGAAGCAGTGTACGCTGCTGGGCGGGATGGTTGTCAAACGACAACGAGACCGACATGGTGTTTTCTAGAAACGAGAAACGGGATACCGAAACCTTCTGCAGGGAGGTGAGCTCCATCAGGAAGCCAGTGCCCGGGATGCCTTATTAAACGACAAACGACACCGTACAAACGACAACGAGAAACGACATCTCAGGGGAGTCGGGCCAGATCCAGCTCTGTTACGCTGCCTCCGCCATTCTTTATCATGTCCGCGAACCGAGATTCTTTAATGAGGGAACGACACCGAGGGCTTCGCTGCTGTACCAGCTCCCAGATGGCATCCTGGAAGGCGGGCCAGTGTACTGGAGTCGAGAACGAGAAACGAGGTTTCAGTAAACGAGGATCCGAGAACGGGGACACCGGTCTGTACAGTTTGTAAGCACTCTCCAAGAGGGAGTGATTGCAGATCAAAACTACTCCACCATATTGAATATGTTTATTTATCCAACTTATTTGCCACTTAGATAGCTTAGGATACTTGACTTTATCTGATTTAAGTTCCATCCAAAAACCTTTACCATTCATACAGCCATTCAAGTCAGGTATTCCATTAATTGTTTTAGATTCTATGCGGGTAAAATGTATTTGATTACAATTAGTTTTTATTAATTTAGATAGTTTAGATTCTCTTTTTTTAGTAGCCATAATTAAGTCAGTTTTTAACTTTTTCCTTACTCAAAATACATCCTAACGGAAATATATTAGTATCACTAAACACAGCTTCTTTCTCATCATAAGACGCAAAAGTAGTTAGTGTTTTCTTTTTTTTATTAATATTGTGAATGAAACCTTGAGACACTAATGTGCAGCACTCTAGTTTATTCATCTCATCTTCACTTTTATGCCCAGCATCCCCGGTAATATCAACCCATCGAATTTTGTGGAAATAATATTTCTTCTTACCTACAATAGCATGTCTATATTTACTTTTTTTTCGTCGCTTTGACATTTACATCTCCTACAAATGTTTTAATCTTCGGGTTATGTATCTCGTTGAAAACAGTAACAAAAGATGACCAATTATTACTTTTGAGATATTTCTTTTGTCTCTGGCTCAACTTCGATCGTTTTGGCGTTGAAACCATCGATCTTGTTTGAGAGCTCTTTAAGTTTTGTCTCAAGCTCCGCACGTGACATACCCTCCAATCCTGATACTTTTACTTCTTTTTTATCAACATATAAACCAGCTAACTGTCCAGATCTATACTCTGCATTGACAGCAGCTGAGTATTGTTTATTCTCTGCTGCTCTATCAGCGAATCTTTCTAATCTTCTGTATCTACGAATTTTATTTCTTTCATACTTTGATGATGCCTCTTCAAGTTTTTTATCAAGATATTTGCATATGTGAGGGTTAAGTTTTCTATTGGTTAATCTACTTGCAATGACTGAATAATCATTATCATTCTTACATTCATATTTGGCCTGTCTTAATGCTTCTGATTTAGTAATCTCACCCCAATTGCCAACCAATATATCGATGAACATTTTCTGTTTTATGGTAAGATCTTTCTCAGTTCTCAGTGCTTTTCTTTTCAATCCTGGCATTTTTTTATTATATAGATTTCTACAACTAATTTAAACCTGACCCTATTAAGAATTTTGCCCATCCGCAAGAGCATGTGGTGGGTCTAGGGACACCAGAGGGACACCTATAGACCCATCAAAAAAAGACTTAAAACCATTGATAAATAACAATAATAGTAATTAGACCCATGAGACCCACCTATTAAGGCCACCTACATAAAAGTTTTAATGAGTCTGAAATATCTATATAATAGATTTTACAACCAAAAATACTGTGTTATAAATGCAACATAACTAAGACCCTAGTTTCCCTCTAGGTTTTTTAACGTTAAGTTATCATAGTTATACCTTTCTTACCCCTTGCTCGGTAGCCTGAGCAGGGGGTTTTTTCTTTCGGTGTCCGGTGTTTTGTGTTATAAATTACTTATGGGTAAACCCTTTGAAAAACTCCCTCTAGGTAATTCAAGGATATTCAAAAAATTTAAAAGACCACCATGAATGATCTAGATCTTTTTAATTTAATTACACTAGTAATTTTAATTATCTTCTTCTTTTTCTTTTTTCTCAGCCTCTAACTCCTCAATTGTTTTTTCTTTTAACCTTGGATCATAGTTATAAATTTTTATTTTATAACCTTTCTCCTTAAGTTCTTTTAGTCGTTGTTGGTTCCAATAGTACATACCTCTCCTTTTTTATTTATACACTATTATACCATGAGCTATTTTTTACTTTTTTATTTTATTGAAGAGTAGACGACCACCGAACACAGGGGTCTTATTCTGGATGCGACACTGAATGCTTTTTGTAAATTTATTGGTTACACACACAACCCAACAAATCACCGGTGCCATCTTTCATTACATGTGCATTTATTGGATAGTCATAATAAGTAGTTAAATGTAACCTGAGTATGTCACAAAGATCAAAACAATTTATATCACTTAACAATTCAATTCCATCTGTCATAGTCTTTGTTACTTCTACTAAACTATACAGGCCATCATTCAAAAGTATTAATTCCATTATTTTAAATTACCTGTAGTTATTCTTAAGATAGTAAAGAACGGATTATATTCTTTATCCTTATACGTTGTACAATTTGTTAAACTAAGCACAACAATAAATAAAATAAAATATTTCATTTAAAATTTAATTTTTTCTTAATCATGTCTATTCTCTTTTTTACAGATCTACGTTCTTCCTTAGAATCAGCAGCTCTATAATTTACATATTCATTTTTATATTCTATCCAATATCTTTGTACTTCAGTAAATACAATTATCTTTTCTTGTAAACATTTCTTATATCGATTGTGCACCATATCAGGGTCAAGTCCAGCAAAATAACAGATTTTTTCAAAGTCTTGGCTTTTATTTAGAAACCATTCATGTGCATCTTTTTTGTTATAAGCTTCGTTTTTTCCACCCAAAGTATATAGACAATCTTCAAAAGCTTGTATTACTATTGCCTGGTATAATCTTTGGTCTGCCATCTTAGGTTCTTTTACAATCTCCGCAGCAAGATTAGTTCCCATGATTTTTAATAAGTATGGAGAGCAAGTCACAATAAAATAACCTCATAGGATTTGAGTTTCGGTGGTCCTGAAATTCTTCACAAAGATCATTCATGAATTCAGTTTTAGCCACGCCGTCCATTTTTTTTACGGCTTTGAGATCAATGATAGGAAATTCGTCATCGTGAAACATTAGTATAGCCACCAGCGATGAAAAGACATGGATGTGGAAGCTGGCGACTATACATTTTTTACTAAAGACAAACCAAGTTTTTTTGCTACTCGTTTACGTCCTTTTCTCCAGTTATTTTCGACTTTATCTAAAAAGCCTAAATTTCCATTCCCCAAACCTAAATCATTGCCACAATACAATTGGAACATAACAGAGGTAATACTATCGTAAGTTTTCTTGTTAGGGCTGATAACTACCAGCTTATCAAGAGCTTCATCAAGTTTTGAATCATTCGGTTTTTTCACCGCTGTCATTACAATCTCCTATTTATTAATAAAAAATTGTGTCCGTTATTCTGTG